GAACATACTTGTTCGTAAATTTTCCGACGAGCATAGCGACTGACTTCGTGCCATACTGCGTGGAGTAGTTTTTATTAAAGCAAAGACCTTCTGCAGTCATGAAGAAAACTGACACCGATGGAAAGCCTGCAGTGTTGGTCTTAAACTTCTCGGGCTTGGGCTTGCACAAGCGTAGCACGTAGACACCCGAGGTATCAATGGTGGTGAGGGGTGTGCGATCAGGGGATGGTTGGCTCATATGTATGTTTGGTGTATGTTAAAATTATGCGAAGGTGATTGGCGTGCCTTTGTCTTTATTTTCCCAATCGAGTGTTTGAATGTTTATGCCAGTCGTGTAGCCGGGCCATTCATTTGCCTTCACGCATTCGGTGTAGGTCTTAATGCAGTTCTCGAGTTTGATAATGCCGTCTGTAGCGATGTTTGCACCGAGGTCATAGATTGCACCCTGGTATGTTTCTTTCTCCACAACTACAAAACGGAAACCCATCGGGCGTACCTTAGTGTATTTCTCGAAGGTGCGTAAGTACGTTGCAGCTTGTAGGTGATAGTTGTATTGATACGCAGTGCGAAGGAATGCCTTGGGGCTTGCGTCATCAGTTGTCTTTAAGTCGTAGAGCCAAACGCGTCCGTCTTTATCTTCAGCCACATAATCGATTGATGACTTGATGGTGCATTGCTCGTTCTCAATTCCGATGACAGTCATCTCAGTAGCGACAGGTTTGCTCACTCCGTGCTTCTCAAGCAGGGCGGACATAGCGTCACCAAGTTTCAGCGCGGTCTCATACTCGTCTGCGTCCACGGCCTCCTCGTCGGCTTTCAAGTTATCAATAAAGAATTGGACAATCTCTTTACCTTCTTTGGTACGACGATCAGCGTCGGGCTTTGGTTTATATTTCTGAAAGAGTTCGTTCTGTAATACGCAGGCGTGAGTTAACTTACCGATGCGTAATGCTTTGGTCTCAGGGCGTACGGTGTTAAGGTAGAGCTGATAATGTGCGGGTGACTTCATCAGTTCCTTCATACCTGAATAGTTAAGGCACTGTAGGGCTTCGTACTGAATGCGTTTGATGTCTTGGATGGGCATAGGTGTGTTAGTTATTTGTGAGTAAAGTGTGAATTATAGTTCGTGGTCATCATAAGGTTCTTCAACGGTATGCGATACTTCCCGAGCGTGTTCAAGTGCTAATTCTGCGAAATGCTCCAAGCGTTCTAAATTGTTCCGGCTAACGCGTAGGGCGAGGACGATGGAGTGAATGCGATCGTGCAGTGGCTTGACGTCCTTAATCTCCTCGAGGTGTTCTGGCTCGATGCGGTTGGCTTCGATGAGAGCTGCGAGGATAGCGTTCTCGAGGTTGCCGTGGTCGTTCTTAACGGTCTGAGTATTGTGGTGCAGTTCGCAGTCAGCCAGGTTATCACGGATTAGGCGGAGGAGGCGCTCGATGTTTTCGTGTGTGGAGTTGCTCATGATGTATGTTAAAAGTCGGCTTCAATTAGTTTCTTCTTTCCTCGGACATAGACCTTATAGACTGATCGCGAGAGGGTTGGAAGGTTGACTTTCTTCCAATCTTTCAGGGCTTTGCTAAACTCGGCTTTGGAGTCGGTGCTAAATTCAGCGAAGGCTTCACCGTCGAGCCAAAGGATAAGCTGATAGTCTTCCTTGCAAAAGTTAACAAGGTTAACAACGGCCTTAGGAATTGAGTCCATCGTTCTTGCGAGGATTAAGTTCTCTCCATTCCCAGAGTGCCTTCTTCATCTCTGTCGTAGTGCCGTTAAGCATTAGGAAGGCAAGGCGATCACCGGCAATCTCAAGGGCTTTGATTCGGGCCTCAGCAGTCAGTAGTTTATTATGGTTAGTGATACCAGCAACAAGATCATCGAGTGAGACCACAGGTACGTCTTTCATAAATTCTTTATCGGACATTGTTAGTTCCTGCGATGTAGGATTGTTTTAATGGTGCGGATTGAGCGACCGCAGCTTGATGGGCTACAGGCGTAGAGGCACGATGTCCATCATCGTCGAGGTCAACGGAGATACCGCAGGCCGTCTGAATTGATTGGCGTCTGATGTATGTTAAAGCACCGCCGACTTGTTGAGCAGTTAAGTTCTCAGCCTTCACCATCAATTTACCAAACGGAAACGATGTGCCTGAGGCGTGCAGGAAAGAAGTTTCAATGCCTACCTTGCCTTCATCACTGACCAGCGTTTGGATCAGCGCGAGGTTATGCTTGTGTAGGACAGGCTTGCAGGCTTCGAGCAATGCGTCGAGCGATACATAGCGTGCTTTAAAAGCAGGGTTAATTTTGTTTGCCTTAACGTTCTCAAACTCTGCTAAGGCGTTAATCAGGTCGAGGTGTGGGGTTGTTGGTTCTTTAGTAGGCATAGGTTTAGTTTATTTAGTTGGTGGGTTTGGTAAAGGCATCCAGTGGGTTGCAGTTTTTAAATCATCAATATGTTCAGTATTTATCTGCATAACTTCAGGAAATCCAATAAAGTTAAATGGCACATAAGCTAAAATATTAGTATGCTTTTTCGGAGCAGTATCAATTGGTTGCCACTCAGAAAACATACCAACTTTCTCGGCTGACTTTAAAGCATTCTTAAAACCATCAATCCAGATTTCAGACTCTGCCATTTCTTTATCACTTATGTTGTATTTCTTTTGGGCAAACTTTAAGAAACTTTTGTCGTTGGTTGTTTTTTTAGGCATAGGTTTATTATGGGATAAAATTATTTAATCAGCTTCGCAATCTCTTCCATCGAGTATTGTCCAATCTCGCCTTTGATGCGGAGGTTGTAATAAGTTTTGCCGTTCTTAATGGTTGGCTTTAATAGCCGGGCGACTTCGCCATCCATCAGCACGATATATTGTGAATCGGGAATCTGTTTTACAAAGTCCATTCCGTTTTTAGATTTAGTCATGAGAGTTTATTTTTAATTGCGTAGTGGAGAATGAGGAATGCATCGCTTGTAGCCAAGGTAATTCTTCGCTGATCAGGAAAAAGTTTTATCGCTTCGTCCTTCAACGCGTTCTTGTGTTGCGTGGTTGTCTTCGTGCCTTTCGTGCCGATGTCGAGGAACGACTGCCAGGCTTGCGGAGTGATGTGGTGCGTTTTGTAGTCCGAGAATTTCCCCACAATCCAGCCATAGGAATAACCAAGTTTGAATGCAGAAGATGAAGGAATAAACTTTCCGACGTAGGGTGGTACTTTCTCAACAACAACAACTGTTTTTTTGTTAAGGGTAATTCGTTCAAGTTCATTATTTTTACCGCAGATAATAGTAGCCCCTCCTTTATATACCCAGCCACCGTTTGCTCCAGGGTCGATTGCAAGGTAGTAAGTCTCGGGGTCTTGGTACACTTAGCCATAGTCGTAGTCAGTTTAAAGTTTTGCAAATTGGTTTATTTACGGGTCAAGTTCCCGACGCGTTCAGCGTAGTCTGATTTAGCGCGACGATGGTCGAACCCAATACGGCTCGCAGCTGTAAAACCCATATTCCAACAGAGGGCTAATTGTTCGGGAGTAGGGTCAGTGATACCCTTGCTGGCTAGACGGCCTCTGAGCGAACGCAGAAGGGCAAGGGCAACGGTATCCTGAGTCTTCGCGTCTTTCCATTGGTCGTACGAATAGGCTGGTTTGCCTTCACGCATCAACTGAGTGCAACCGTCAATCCAAGCGGATCGGTGGAGTTGGTAAGCCCCAACTGCTTTGCCCCTGTCTCCGATGGCGTTGTAATCTTCGCCTGTCTCAACCTGAGCAATGGCTGAAGCGATAGCCACGTCATCAAATGCGTGGGCGTAGTTAGCGATGAGAGTGAATGCGATTATTGTCATTAGTGTTTTCATTGTTAGGTTTTAGTTTGTTGGTGGTTTTGGTAAAGGCATCCAATGGGTTGGGTTAATTCTAACTTCATCATTTCCGTATGACATAACAACCCAATCATATTCAGGAAATAATTTATGCGGTTCATAAAATCCTACAAAAGTTAATTTGATATATGTTGATGAAATGTTTTTTCCAAATCTAACATATCCGTATAACAAAACAGAATTTTCATCATTTTTTGGTGCAGTCTCAATCGGTTGCCATTCGTTGTTACTCATAGTCGTATTATTTAATGTCTCCGGTAGGAATCGTGCGCTGACACTTAATCGCAAAGCCATCGGGATACTTATACTCGTAACTTAACGCGATACGACCACCAAAGTCGGACACCATAAAGAATGAGTCGGTGATGCCGTCCCTGGCTAATTCCTTCTTGGCGTGTTCGCAGTGCTTCTCGGCTAACTTGCGAGCGTTCTTAAAGTGAATGATGTCACCCCGTAGGATAGCGTCGTTCAAATAACCTAACTCGTAAATGAGACAGGTGATTGTTTTATGGTCGGTGAATTTCATGCGTGATGAGTTTTCGTGGTGTTGGGATAGGTTGTAGTTCATACCCCATCAGTCATAACCTTTGACCAGACATTGTCCAGCCCAAATGCAAAACTTTTGACTAACCCCAAAACAGGCTAACCAGACAGACCTTAGACTACCCTACTGCGACCCCCAATAGACCGCTCCCAGATGCCCTCAGAAGCCGTTTGATGCCCCGAGCGTCCGAATACACCAACGCCTTAACTTACGTCCAATTTCTCGGCTATCCGCTCGAGGGTATGGCGGGTCAACCTTAACTCAGTCTCAATGCTGGCGAGTCGCGTCGAGGTGTTGCGTTCGCTTTCCTCAAGTCGCTTGATGCGGTCTTCAACCTGGCTAACTCTCCACGGAATGACGGCCCAAGCTGCGAGGGCGGAAGCGATTGAGATAATCGCCGATAAAGAAGTTATATTTAGTTCCATTTTATTTAGATATGCGTGTAGGTGTTGAGTGTGGGTCTGCTAATACGCGACGAAAGCCAAGTTTCCATAATGTCTGGCAGATGTCTTTACCGAGACGGTCAATTTTTTTCTCGGAAAACTCCGGTAGTGAAATATGCGCCTGCTCGTGAATAGCCGTTTCAAGGAATCGTTTAGCACCAAGTCGTGGATCTAGCTCGATATAGGAATAGCGTCCCTCTGTCCAAGCAGTTCCCCAAGCCTTTTGATTACCAAGTTTCTTTAACTTGATTATAGGGCCTTTACTTTTCTTCTTCATTTTGATTTTGGCGTACCTTCCACCAGAGGTGATAGATTGCGATCAGGAGTGAGAGGAGCAACGCCCCCGAGATGATGATGGAAAAGTAAGCCGACTCTACAACGAAAGGAATTGCACCTGCTAATGCACCGCAGGCCATTAACTTTAAACCAGCGTCGCGCGCGATGAAGGCAAAGGAGACTGCCCCGAATGCGAAGAGTGCTAAGCCGACATAGGTAAATGCCGATGTGCCGTTAGTTGACCCGATGGCTAATGCCTCAACTGCCGTGTCGGACAGGTCGAGTTCGTTCAGGTCGTGAATGATTGACGGGGTCTTATCTACCGACGCAACGCAACCCACTACACCGATTATCAATAAAAGTGAGAGCATTAGCGTACGCATAATCTTAACGACCCTTTAACGCGTCGAGGAGTTTCTTGCCGGAGTCTACTGTAGTGTTAATCTTTGTGGCATTATTACGGAAGGTCAGACCACCGATAACAAAACCAATGACGAGGAAGGCAACAGCTGTGATGATGTAATACATTGTTTTACTTTAAATGAGTTCGACTTTTACCAGAGGGCCGAGATCCGTGGGAGTTTGTGCCGTGTCAAAGGTCACGGTGATTTCGGATTCTGTTAAAGTGACGGGTTCGCCGGTGAAGTTAGGGAAGATTACAGGCACGACTTCGGGCGGGCAGATTGAGGTGTCGAGTTTGCCGAGCAAGTAGGTGATGCGGTAGGTGAACATTTTAGGAATTAACTTGTGCAAATATATCACTCACAATGTAGAAGGATGCTGGTGTTGCAATAATAGCAGAGTTTTGTGCTTCAACCCCAATATAATTATTAGAAGATGATGCTGTTGATGCACCTGTTGAAGTTGCAACAGACGAACCATTGACATACATCGTTGCCGTTCCTGCGTCTGCTACAATCACGACATCATAGGCTTGATTTAATGTCGGAGTAAATGATGAAGTTGTCGTTGTTAGCGTTGTATTATTTGCCACTGTTAACTGCAATGCACCAGAACCAGCGACCCGAAAACCGATTCCCCTGTCTGAAGAACTCATATCATTTACGGTATTTGATTTACCCAAATAAAATCTGAATATAGAGTTTGAGTCTGTTGTATTACTATTTTTTTGAAATCTTCCACCGGCAATTACTCTCTTTGTAAAATCTATTACACTACCTAGCCCCCTGCTTGAATTTGCAATAGCACCATATCTACTTGCATACCCAATAGCCGTTGTAGGGGCTTGAACCTGTTGAGCGTTCATTGAAATCGTTCCAGCAACCGCACCAGTGCCACTTGTTAAGGTACTATAAGTATTTGTATTTATAAATTTACCGCCTTGAAAGTATTTAGCGTCCAACAAAGTCGCAGGAGAAATAACCGTAGTCGTAGAAGTTCCGGCCTGTGCTTGAGCCGTGGTTGCGTAAGCCGATGTGCCGATGAAATTAGCCGATGCCGATGCCGTAGAAAGGTAAGCAGACATACCGCTTTGAGTTTGGTAGGTACTTGCAGCTGCACTGGTCGAAAGATAGGCAGACATCCCTGCTTGAGTTTGATACGTCGATGCCGCAGCTGAAGTCGACAAATACGCGCTCATTCCTGCCTGAGTCTGATAAGTGCTTGAGGCACTGCTGATCGTGAGATAATTTGAGACTGCCGAAGCCGTGCTTAAATACGCGGACGCTGGTTCGGTAGACATTGTGCCAAGACTTAACCATTCCGTGTTAAAATTTACCGAGTTGACTTTGGCCAATACCTGACCGGCAGTGCCAGATACAGGCAAAACGGCCCCTGCAACCCCACCCACATTTACTTCCCAGTTTGAAAAAGTTCCAGAACCTGAATGCGTGTTGCTATCAAAAGTCATTACACCTGTTACGGAGTCATAAGTCAGCACCGTGCCGTGCATGTGAATTGAGTTTGAATAAGACACCGTGATGTCTTGCTGGCGAGAATACGAAAGACCTGTGCCGACTGTCATCGTCTTTCCGTTGCCAGAGTCGCAAGTCAGCGTGGAAGTTGAGGATGTTAAGTAGCGATCACCTACTTCTGGGAAGGTAACGAGTGTGCCTGTGCCGGTGATGTATTCAGTAACGAGTCCACCTGAGGGCGGGAATGCGGTTACTTGAATTGTCGAGTCTGGATATGTTACGCCATTTATTGTAACACCCCAACTTACTTCACCATCACCAATTCCATAAACACCATTTTGGTTTAAGTGAAAGTTCTGTGGGTTGTCAAAATAAGTATGGTCAATGCTACTATGTCCGTAATTCGTTATAAATGTATTTTCTGCACCACCTGCGTTATAAAAAATCGCAGAAAGACCATTAGAATTGAAAGTCGATTTTGTTCCTTGATTGTCGTTGTCTGGAATTGTTGTATTTACAATGTCACTCTCAACATTGATTGGAGCAACGGCATTATTGTAAATGTTCTTTAAGTAACCAGACTGCCAGTTAAGCTCATACAAGTTAGCGCAGTTAAGCGAGATGCCATTGTAGCCACCACGTCCTGAGTCGAATGAACCTTTGCTAATGTTCTGTCCTCCGACTGCATCAAATAGAATTGCACCCGACATCGTACCACCCGATAAAGGAAGGAAGTCTCCCGCAGCTCCAGCGTCGACCCACTCAGTGTTATAATTCGTGCCGTCAATCTTTGCTAAGACTTGCCCCGTAGTTCCGCCAACAGGCACACCGACACCCGCAGCTCCAGGCTCACCCGCTTCACCAGCAGGCCCAGGAGTTCCGATCGCCATATCTAAGACCGAGTTACTGGTCGCTAAAACTGACACCGACAAAACACCACCTAACTCACCATCTAAAGTGACAGTGACTGAACCGAAGGGCGAAGGAGTAATCGAGATTGCCATAAGTTGTAGGGCTATTGATTACGCGATTAAGCCGTTACCTGTTCGATGACTGTGAGGCGTAGAGTTTCCGAGTACCAAGTGACCCCGCCGTCCGTAAATTTAATGTCCCAGCGCGCGCTACCTAAAGACCATGTAGCCGTATCGTCGTAGCGGATGGTGAACGATAGGCCGTCATTGGCTTTAGTGATAGTCGTACCAAAGAAAGAGCTGTTGGAAGTCTGAATATCGCTGGTGATCGTCGTAGCCGTTAAGTTAGCCGGGCCACCTTGTTCGGGCGTGTAAGTTACTGTCGCAGCTAAGGTCGTTCCTCGTTTGAATATTGCTGATACGGTGGACATATAAAATTGACGGAATTGGCAGAGGTTAGACGGGGGTGGGTGGTTCGAAGGCTGAGGCGGGGGACAGCGATGAAATGTACGAGTTGGTTGTACGGATTTCTGTCACGGTCTTTACCATAGGGTCGGCTTCAAGGTCTACCCTAACTTCACCAGTAATATTTGTATAAGCACTATCACCTAATGTCCAAAATGTTTTATCTGCACCGACTTCAAATTCGTAACTTGTCTCTCCAATATTAAAGATAAGATTTTCAATACCATATCCTTCGACATACTGAGGGCCAATGCCTCCAAGACTTGCAGGAAAAACGGTTAGAGCTGGTTCAATATCAAACATGGCTTCGGTTGTGGTTATGGTTTGGTCAACTGAGGATAGTGATGTTTCTGTAGTTGTATCAAGTTCCCATCCGTCACCATAATCATAATAAACATAAACAGTTTCTAAAACTTCTACATTAAATGTTATATCTAAATCCTTCCACGGCCTGTGCTTAATATCGCAATCGCCAATACCTATTTGATATGAGCAGGGTATTTCATAGTCGTAATTGTCGTAACTTTCAGGTGCGTCTGGGTAATAATATTCTGCAGGCCCAGATTCAACGACACCAATATAAATTGAACCTGTAAATTCGCTCCGAGGAACAAACTTTAGAAACACATTACCAAGACCGCCTTCTTGTTCTTTGTTTCCGCTATAAGTAGTAACGGGTGGGTCAGATGGAAGTCTCCAATTCCTTGTTGGGAAAGTTTTAAAACTTGGAACGCGTTCCGCAATGGCTTGAAACCAATAATCAAAAGCCACAATCGAATACGGCGGTGCCTCATTATTCCCAGGCATAACGGCAGGAGCATCTTCAATAACTAAATTGCTGAATGGCAACCTGTGAATCATACTCGATAATAATAATACGTTGCAGAATCTGGCTCAGTATATTTATGACGTTCCGACCAAACACTGCCTTGAACAAACTGCGTGATCGTGCCGTCGCTCGCCATCGTAGCCAGGAGTAAGTAACCCTCGGTGTCGGTATCGACAAACGGACTGCTTGAATCGCTATTAACAATTTCCACAGCCGTCGTGCTTGGGTAAATAGCCGGGTCAACGCTATCGTCAATCGGTACTTTAAGGTAAATATTTTGAGCAACCGTGAAGGCGGTAAATTCATCATCGATATTATTCGGAATAGTATTGTTAACCGTACCTGAGATAACCTTGAATTTGTTGACAGGTTCTTCGCCACTCGAGTCAACGCCCGTGAAGATAACTTGGAACGGATGACCGTTGGCGCTGGTTCCGCAAGTGTCTGCGATTAGATAATTTACATTAGTCATAGTCGTGGGGGCAGCTGAAATATCAGTGTACCAATCGAGGTTTTCTTCGATGTCCTCAAAGAGGAATATATCGTCAATATTAACAATGGCATTCCAGTCGTTATCCTTGCTTACATTGTACGGATCGGTCTCCTCGGTAAGCCCAGGTATATTCTTGAGCATACTGCCGTGAAAGTTTAATTCGATAACCATGTCTTGAGAGCCAACTGCACATTGCGTGACTGCGTAAATCTCATTAAAATACGTTAAAGTATTATCGGCAATCGTGGGCAAGGTAATCGGTGTGCCTTGCAAATTGTTAGCATACACAATGTCATAGGCATCGGCCGAGTGTTGCTGAACGGCGATGTTTCCTTTAATCGCGTTGATGATACTGAGTGAGACACCGAGTTCAAACTCTCCGCCAAATAGCGGGTCAAAGGGGTCGGAAGTTCCGGTGATGCTTTCAGTATAGTTTAATTTAAAATCGCCAGCCTTAGGAATTGTGTTAATATTAAGACGGTGAATTTCGTTAACGCCTGTTTCAGTGTTCGCAGCTTGAATGCGCGTAACGGTCGGGGCAGTGTTAGTAGGTACGCCAGACTCGATGCGAGCAATCGTGCGCATACTGTATCCTAACTTTCGAGGATTAAACCAAGTCGTGTGACAATAGCCAAAGTCTCCAGCCAGCCCTGTGGCCTCAGCATCATAGCCCGTCATCTTCTGCACGTTCGTCTCGTTACTGTAAAGGCTTGGGCCTGTCTCGGAGTTAATCCAAGTAGCCATTGTTCCGCCTTCTTTATAGATAACTAAGAAGGGTCTTTCCTCACTTAGTAGCGGGGGCATCGTTAAACCAGTGCCGTCAAAACCATCGGATTGAATATCCCATTTGCAAAGTGCCACGATCCAAGTGCCAGCACCCGAAAGAAAGTATCCGCCACCGTCCAACATCCACGGAGAATCTGGTTCGCTATAAGACATTTCTGTCACGTCCTCAAACACTGCAGCTTTATTAATGTAACATTGTTTAGTTACGGCCTTAGGCGATGATTTAACCAACGGCATATTTGACTGCGTGTAAGTAACGCTACCTTTAGCAATTTGCAGATACTGAAGTTCGCCAAACGGAGTAACGCGACATTCAAACTGCTCGATTTTATCTACTGCAACCGGGAAGTCGGGAGTCGGTAGAATTGGAATCTCTGGGAATGGGGGCGGAGTAACCAATATCCCAAAGCCATCACCCGGCTCAACATAAGCAGGGTCGTGAATTGATAACGAGAAACCTTTATTGGTAGAGTTTAAATCATACCCTACACCATTGAGAGGTTTGTTCATTTTAATTAAGGAGATGAGGCTTCGTTATATACTGCCGGATGCCAGCCAGGGACACTGAATTTAATCTCGTAAGAAATCTTATATAAATCTCCAAAACTTTCAATGTTCGTCTGCGTTAAAAGTAATTGATTGTAAGCGTCATCACCCACGGTTTGTTCGAATGGGCCTGTCAAATAATTCGGGATGATGTAAGGTAAATTACCTTCCCAGTTGCCGGTGCTTGAAGTCGTGCTAAGTAGGTTTAAAAATTCATTAGCCATTGCGTCATCGCTGACATAAACAATACCGGAAAAGGTTTGTTGCGCTGAAAGGTAAGAAGTCTTTCCGTAGAAGTAATCAAATTGCGGGTCAACGAAGCCCAAGAATTTACCACCGTCTTCGTTTTCAAAACACGCACCATTCTCACCGATAAAAGATTGTTGTTTAGTTACGGCTACCGCACCGCCTGTCACGGCTTGTGCTACAAAGTCCGCAGGGTTCTTAATCGAAACCAGAGGCCCAATGGGGCTTTGAGTGTAAGGTGCAGGGCCAGCCAACATATTTCTTTGGGTTGCGAAGTCAAAAGTGAAGTTAGGAATCGTCTCAAGTTTCTCAGTGCTAAGACCACCCGCAGTCGTGATTTGAGCGTTAGTAAATGCACCGCCGTTGATGTCTGGGTCGATACCGACGTACTCGCAAACAGAAGTCTTAATGCCTAACGCGTCGAATGAGGAGGTCTGCTTGTGCAGTTTGCAGTACGCAAATTCAGCGATGACAAACGGATCACCACGGGTAAACTCGAACCCAAGCGTATTGTCGGCCTTGTATGTTGCGCTGATGGTGTGCAATCCAAAACCATCGTCGGAGAGTTTCCAACCTGGTTGTAAGATGTCTTCTAATAAATCGTCGCCGTAGTCTTGTCGTGCCATAAAGTTAGTATGTTAGTTGTTCTCTTTCCTTAGTAAAGTCTGTATCTACGGCAGATGCAGGAGCAAGGCGGTCTATCGAGTCGCGTATCTCTTTTAAGGTATCCAGTTGTTGTTCCATGATTGTAAATTGGGCATTGTTGCCGACACCGATCACACCGGAAGTCGGGCCGTTACCCATTGAAGCACCGAGGGAGTTGGCGATGGTGTTGTCACCTTTAACGGTTTTCTGTTGAGCGTCGATGATGGCCTGAGCGTTGACTTTAGAGGCTTGAGAATTTTCTGTTGCGGTGCCTGATTTATTTTCCCCCATCGTAGTAAATGCAGCTCCTAACTTACTTGCTACTGATAACTGCGGTGAAATTGTTTGAATAATAGATTGAGCACTTGCATTAGCGTTTGCCTGTTCATTTAATTGAATACTTTTAAATATTCCTAAGCCCATTAAACGAATAGCATTGCGGTAAAGTTTCTGCAACTTCTCGTCCATTGCGTCGAGTTTAGCATAGGCTTCCTCAGATCCCGTAACTAGCCCTGAGAAAATGTCTGGGTGTTTAGCAATTTGTTCTAATACAGGTAACATTTGCGTTGATACTTTCTCTCCAAAAAAAGCCGTAGCAATAGCAAGTTTTTGTGTGTCGTTTTCTTGTGTAGAGATTGCTTGAGCGACGCGTTGAAATACTTCAATAGATTTAACTTTACCAGCTCGCACATCAGCCTCGGCAAATCCAAGACCTTGAGTTAAGAGCGTCATTTTTTTAGTATCATTCAATGAGTCTTTCATCATCATACGAAGTTCTCGAATTGATTGACTTAATGTCCGAGTGTCTACGCTAGCGAGTGAAGCAGCATAAGCCAACTTATCAAATTCCTCAGCACTAATGCCGGCCTTAGCAGACTTGTCAGCAATTTCTCCCATACTCTTAAAGCTTTCGGTAATCATTTGAATACTTTTATCAAGTAATGCAGCTGCCCCAAACGCTCCGATGAAAGCGTTAACTAAAGCACCTTTAATATCAAAAGCCTGCTTAAGTTTATTAGCCAATTTATCGGCCTCTTTTCCAGCCTTACCCATCACCTCGGCGGCGTTAGATTTGCCTACCACATCGAATCCTAATTGTTGATTAGCCATAGCGTGTTCTTATACCTATGACTTTTCGGCAACAGGGGCTTCGCTCTCCGTTTTAGCCTTGCGTTCCTGCTCCATAAATTCCTCCTCCTCCGTAGTCAGCACATTAACTTCTCCGCCCTTGATTTTAATGAACGCAGTAGATAACCAGATGGCCTGACACTCGGGCATATTCCACGCCCTGTCCTCCGTGATGCCGTTACTGATTAAGTTAGCCACCACCATAAGAGGCCACCCGACCCCGCCGTCTTTAGATCCGCCTTCCTTGTCCGTCTTCTCCCAGAATTTAGGCCAGATACTTTGATGCGCGTAAGTCGTGAATGAGAAAACAGTCTTACGAAAGAATCCTTTGTCCCGCTTGAGTTTGGCTAAGTACCAATGGTCTAGCCAGGTTAACTCGCCAAACGTCCTCTCGGAGCAAATCTGAACGGCTAAGACCAAATCAAGAGGCTCGATGTCTCGGTGTGTATTTACCAGTGGGGAATTGATAGCCAGCAGTCGCACCCGATACTTGATGCAAAACGGGTACACAAAACGACCCAGAAGTTTTAACTCTCCCGGGTCAGTAAATGCAAATAAGAAGCGGTTGTCCACCGCGTCAAATTACGGGGCTACGCCTTCAAAGTCAATTGCGGTGACACTCACCTTTACGAATTCCTTATTACCGCCCTTTTCGTCCACCTTAGTTACCCAACCAGCAAATGAAACCGAAGCCGAACCAGAAGGATAAGCAGTGTCAGCGTTCAATGTGAAACTGAATGAAGCACCGAGCTGAGGAACAGTTCCAACTTTTACAATACCTTCAACAGTGATTTCCGATTTACGGTCATCATAGCGACAGGTCTTAGTGATACCGCTTTCGTCTTGTACCATGTCCTCGTTGTTAAACGAAGAAGATACCGAGTAGCTTTGAACGAATAAATTCGTAACAGTGCCTGCGACACCATAGAGACAAGTAGTTCCTTTATTTACGGATGCCATATATAATTAAGGGAATTGGCAACGAGGCGATTAGGCGGGTAAAACGACTATGACATCGTACGAGAAAACCGTTGCCCAGGAGCGTTCGTCTACCCCTTCGTCTTCGTTCTGAGGGGTTACATCGTAACAGGTAGCGTCCCCTGAATTAGTGAAGGCCGTTTTAATGCCGGGCAGACTATCGACGGACATCGCACCAGTCAGGCCAGCACATCGTGCGCGGTGATCGGTGAGGGTCGTGTCATCGGCGTTTGAGAAAAGCGTCATACGGACAGAGCAGGAATAGTTCCCGAGGCCCTCAGGTAAGTCCGATGGCGTGCGGGCAGACTCGCAAAGGATAACAAGTTTAGGCAGGGTCATGATGTCCGCAGAGTCACCAGTGTAGAGGCTGACACCCGCGAGACCTGTCTCAGTAGATAGATAAGTCTTTAAGACTTGTTCGACGATGTGGCGTATAGATTTAGTTCCCATTGTTATTTAGATTTTTTGTTAAATTTAGCTGCTTGAGCTGCGAGGACGTGTTCGAGTTCTGCAGGCATCTGCTTTACGCGATTACCATAGACAATGTTCTTAGTGCCGGCTGTAGATGCAACATTGTTATTATTTCCAATAGTATTAATAATTGAAATTTTCAAATTAGTGTCGCTATAATTGTAGTCTAAAATTCCAGTTGGAGCAGAGTGGCGGAGAATCCATTTATTTACTGAACCTCCAGGCTTCGGTACGTTTCGACCTTTCATTTTAGGTATGCGTTGTTTTGCCTTTGCCCAGCCTGCTTTTAATGCACCGACACTTTTTTTACTGCGTTCGTATTCATTAGTTATGACGTACTGATAATCTGTGATATATTTATTCATCCAATTAGATTTTAGTTTCTCTCTAATTTTTCTTCCGTGATACTTTATCTTCATCTTTTCATGCGGTTCTTTTATGTCGGTATAAAATTTATCATACAAACTATCAGAAGTTTTTTGGCCTGGAACCGCTCGAGCAAAGAGATTGCGGGCTTTCTTAAATGCACGCTCGTGATCAGGGTCATTGGCTATCTTAATCATAATACTATTGCGAACAGTCTTTAATGCCGAAGATGAGTTATTCATTACGCGGTCAAAGTAACCTTTGTCATTACGGAATGCAGCTTCTCCGAGTTTGCGATACATCAGGAATGCAGCTGAGCGTTTGTTTGCACTAATTGCGATAGAGTTAATGTCTGCTTTTACTGCACCTTCGCCCATCATTCTTGCTTCGTCGCTCAAACCACCACCACCTGATTTTAACATAGGGGGGGTAAAATTCATAGCATCCATACAAATTAAATGTGCCTGACGAATTGCTACGTCGTGAGTGTCTACACCCAATCCTTTAGCAAACTCTTCACAAGCCCTCTGAAATTCTTCAAAAGACTTTGGGTCAATCTTGACCGATACTGAAACCATTACTGGTTATCGTCGATTACGACGAGTATGATCCACGCCGAGCCGGGCTTATAAGTCTGCGAAGTAATGCGGACAGATTTGCCACCAGCCGTTATTTTCTTACCGATAGCCAGGGACGCAATAGGAAGACCTGAGGAAAGTAATGCAGCTGATGCACCTACGCGTCCATCGCTTGCAGTCCAAGCCGTAGTCGTAGCCGTAACCTTTACCGAGAATTGCGTACGGTCGCAATACCCACCCGCCTCGAGTACCTGAGTTAAGACAGGGTCGGAAATCATGCAGAGGAAGGTCGGGCCAGAAGCGATTGAGCCAGTCACACCGAAGTCTGCCAGCATATCTTTAGCGTCTTGGGCGAAGTCTGCGTAGATACTCATACTATTGTCGGTCTTGGAAATGGGGTCGTAAAGGGGTCTCAGATGCCCTCAGAGGCGTTTTGATGGCGTGGACGGGTAAAGTGTCAGCCAACAAAAAACCCCCAACATTTACGAAGGGGGTTCTTCTCGTCTTTACGACTGCGGATTAGGCAGTGAGTAAGCGAGTGAGGGAAGTAGCGCGACCTTTAGCTGCACCGAAGAGCAGGGTTGCGGTCACGTTGTAGAAACCAGATTGCTCTTGTCCCATTAAGATTTGAATACCGAGACCAGTGTCAGCGTCAACTGCTACTGCGGTTTCAAAGCCAGGGATTTCGCTCATAGGAAGACCAGAAGCGACTGCGATAGCATCAGATCCACAAGCGAAGCCTGCGAGATTTTCCGAGTTCGTAGGAAGTGATGTGAATTGGAATACAGACATACCACCAACTTGACCGATTTGACCAGTTTGGATAACGCTTGCACCGAGAGCGTAAGCAGCGG